GAACGTGATGAGTTAATGCAAAAAGAAATGAGTGAACAACGTAAAGCAGAACTAGAAATGCAAAAAGCTCAAATAAATGCACAACTAGAAATGGAACGTATAGATGCAAACCGTGATGCACAAGAAGTTAAAACTGCGATAGACTTACAAGAACTTGAAATGAAAAACGAAAGAGAAGTAGAAAAGAATTTTAATGAACTGGTACAAACAGTAAAACAATCAACTAGAGAGGAATAGTTATGAATAAATATTTTAATAACGATGACTACCCAGCACCTAAGTCGATGTCTAAATCTTCTTCTATGGCAAACCCTGCTGTACAAGACGATACTAAAACACAAGAGGTACAGGCTGGTAAACTTATTATCAAAGATGATAAAGTTACTGGTGAAGAATCTCAGATGAAAGCTGGATATGGTCAGACTAAAGGATTACTTTATTATAAATACATTAAATAATTAGTGGATTTTGTAAAAGTAATGGAGCACTTGCTCCAAAAAATACGAAAGAGAAAAGATGATCTTTCGCTTACATTGGCTACTGGTAGCGTTCAAGATTTTGAACAATACCAAAGAGTGGTCGGAGAAATAGCAGGTTTGAATATAGCGGAGCAGGAAATTCAAACTGTACAATCTAATATGGAGGATATAGATGACTGATACTGTTCCAAATCGAGTAGATAATTTTGGTAGTACCCCACCTGTAGAAGAACAGGAAGCTGGGTTAACTGTTGAAACATTAGACTCGCACACGGAAAAATTACCGCACCCTACAGGATATA